ACTTACAAGAAAAGAAAAACGAAACACAAACAAAAACTAAAAGTTATGAAAGAACAAGACAGTACGAAGATGGAGTTTTTACTCACCCTTAATGACAACATTGTTGTTCAAAGATTCTTCAATGTCAGAGGATATAATCCTCAAGCAAAAAACTCAATTGAGTTCTACGAATTCATCAAATCCTTAAAGGACGAACTTCAATATTATTTGAAGATGAAAACTGTTGTTTACATGATGGACAACATGGAAGCAATTAATCATGACCCTAAAATTATGGAGACTTCTTTTACAGAGGGTCCTGAATACTTTAACATTTATGTTAAGGTTGGAGATACGACACTTTGTCATAGAATCTTCGACGGAAAAATGTTCCCACCAAAAGTTCGTTATACAGTTGACGTAAGACCATTTTTAAAAGAGGTACTTCGTGAGTTGACTGACATTTTTTCAAAAACAAAATTAAATTACCAATACTGCGAATTTGATTTAAGCGCATGAGTATTTAGATATGAGAGGGGAGTCAAAAAAATATATGGTAAAGAATTTCGATTATTTGGGTAACACGTTTCAAATTCAGTTGTTAAACCAAATCATAGAGGACAAGGATTTTGCATCGTCGATTATAGACGTGATTGAGCCTTCTTACTTCGACAATAAGTATTTCAAAATCATTCTACAAATGGTTAAGGAATATCATAAGAAGTATGAGTCATCACCAAACTTTGAAACCCTTTCACAAATTGTAAAGTCAGAGGTTACTCAAGAGATGGTTGCTAAAATCGTTTTGGACACCCTGAAACAAGTTAAAGACGCTCCATTCGAAGGCTCACAATTTGTTCAAGAAAAAGCTTTGAAATTCTGTAAACAACAAGAGTTACAGAAGGCCATGGACAAGGCTAACAAAATTATAACTGAAGGGGATTTTGAGTCCTATGATAAAGTTGAAGGTTTAGTCAGGGAAGCTTTACAAGTCGGACAAAGTGATAAAGGGTTATCTGATATCTTCACAGGTTTAGAAACAGTATTGGAAGAAGATTACAGACATCCAATTCCAATGGGTATTGCGGGAATTGATAGATTACTCAAAGGTGGACTTGCTAAAGGAGAGATTGGGGTAATTCTCGCACCGACAGGTGTTGGTAAAACAACGATTCTAACAAAAATTGCCAATACGGCTTTCAATATGGGATACAATGTTCTTCAAATATTCTTTGAGGACAATCCAAAAATAGTTCAGAGAAAACATTTCACAATTTGGACAGGTATCCCACCAGACGATTTGGCAAACCACCGTGAGGAAGTGATGGGTAAGATTACAGAAATCCAAGAGACCATGAAAAACAGGTTGGTCCTTAAAAAATTGGCTTCTGATACCATGACCATGGGGCAAATTAAAAACCAAGTCAGAAAAATGATAGCTGATGGTACAAAAATTGATTTAATTCTTTTGGATTACATTGATTGTGTTCTACCTGAACAAAGTGCAAAAGACGAGTGGAAAGCTGAAGGTTCGGTTATGAGAGCATTTGAGGCAATGTGTCATGAACTAAATATGGTTGGATGGACAGCGACTCAAGGAAATAGAAGTTCTATATCTTCAGAGGTTGTAACGACAGACCAAATGGGTGGTTCAATTAAGAAGGCTCAAGTAGGACACGTGATTATCACGGTTGCCAAAACCTTACAACAAAAGGAGTTAAACTTGGCTACGATTGCCATTACCAAATCTAGATTAGGTAAAGACGGAGTTGTTTTTGAAAACTGTAAATTCAACAACGAGTTACTCGAAATAGACACCGAAGCTTCGGTAACATTCTTGGGCTTTGAGGAGCAACAAGAAGAAAGAAAAAGAGATAGAGTTAAAGAATTATTAGAGAAGAGAAAACAAAGAGAACAGTCTCAAAATAACTCGTAATTAAATATCTACTTTTTCTAAAAAAAACTTATTTTTTTTTATTAAATCTGTAGGTCGCTTTACCTCCGACCTCATATTTATCTTAAAAATCAACGATTTTTTGATAAAAAAGTTATATCTTTAAAAATTACAAAATGGACATTTCAAACAGAATTTTATCGGAAATTACAGTGTACATGAAGTACGCAAAGTATGTTCCCGAACTCAAGAGAAGAGAGACATGGCAAGAATTGGTTACAAGAAACATGGAAATGCATATCAAAAAGTTTCCACAATTAGAGAAAGAAATTAGAGAGAACTATATGTATGTGTACAGAAAACAAGTTCTCCCATCAATGAGGTCAATGCAATTTGCAGGAAAACCTATTGAAATCTCACCAAACAGAATTTACAATTGTGCTTATGCACCTGTAGACGATTGGAGAGTATTTTCTGAAATTATGTTCTTGTTACTCGGTGGCACAGGTGTGGGTTATTCTGTTCAAAATCATCACGTAGAGTTATTACCCGAAATTAGAAAACCAAGTAAAGAAAGAGGAAGAAGATGGCTCGTTGCCGACTCAATTGAAGGATGGGCAGACGCGGTTAAGGTATTAGTCAAATCATATTTCTTCGGTGGTTCACACATCCAATTTGATTTCAGTGACATAAGACCAAAAGGTGCCAGACTTGTAACATCAGGTGGAAAGGCTCCTGGTCCACAACCATTGAAAGAGTGTTTGATTAAACTTGAAGGAATTTTAGACTCAAAAGAAAACGGAGATAAATTAAAGGCTATCGAAGTACATGACATGGTTTGTCATATTGCAGACGCAGTACTCGCTGGTGGTATAAGAAGAGCAGCATTAATTTCATTGTTCTCTGCGACAGATGAAGAAATGATTGGTTGTAAAAGTGGTTCATGGTGGGAACAAAACCCACAAAGAGGTAGAGCTAACAACTCCGCAGTTCTTATGAGACACAAAATTACCAAAGACTATTTCATGGACCTTTGGAAAAGAATCGAAGCAAGTGGTGCTGGTGAACCTGGTATCTATTTGAGTAATGACAAAGATTGGGGAACAAATCCTTGTTGTGAAATCGCACTTCGTCCTTTCCAATTCTGTAATTTAACAGAAGTTAACGTTTCGAATGTAGTGTCCCAAGAAGACTATGAAGATAGAGTGAAAGCGGCCACATTCATTGGAACACTTCAAGCAGGATACACAGACTTCCACTATTTGAGACCTATTTGGCAAAGAACTACAGAAAAAGATGCTCTCATTGGAATTTCAATGACAGGCATCGGTTCAGGAGCAGTATTGGGTTTGAATATGAAATCGGCGGCTAAAGTCGTTAAAGAAGAGAATAAAAGAGTTGCAGAATTGATTGGAATCAACCCTGCAGCCAGAACGACAACTGTTAAACCAGCGGGAACAACATCACTAACACTTGGTACTTCATCAGGTATCCACGCTTGGCACAACGAATATTATATTAGAAGAGTAAGGGTAGGTAAGAATGAGTCAATTTATTCATACTTGAAAGACAACCATCCTGAACTTGTTGAAGATGAATATTTCAGACCACACGACACAGCGGTAATCGGTATTCCTCAAAAATCACCTGAAGGCTCAATCTTAAGAAACGAATCACCAATCCAATTATTAGAGAGAGTAAAAAGAGTCCAACAAGAATGGATTAAACCAGGTCACAGAAGTGGTTCAAATGCTCACAACGTATCAGCAACAGTTTCTATTCGTGAACATGAATGGCCAGCGGTTGGTGAATGGATGTGGGAAAATAAAGAATACTATAACGGACTTTCAGTTTTACCTTATGACGGTGGAACATATATTCAAGCACCTTTCGAGGATTGTTCAAAAGAAAAATATGAAGAACTTATGGCAACCTTAAAAGATGTTGACTTGTCCAAGATTGTAGAGTCAGATGACAATACAGATTTAAGTGGTGAGTTAGCTTGTGCTGGTGGTGCTTGTGTATTAGTTTAATCTATGAAAAATAGTTCTGATAAAAGGGTCAAGCCTAAAAAACTTGACCCTTCTCATTTTTATGAGTTAGGTAACAAAATAGTTTTTACTGAAGAGTATCATAAACAAAGGGGTTATTGTTGTGGTAATGGTTGTAAACATTGTCCTTATGAACCAAGACATGAGAGGGGTTCAACTTTAATAAAAAAATAAACCATCTATATTTATCTGTAATGGCAGATGGGATTACATATGGTTTAAGTTTCCCCTTTAGGGATTCAAAACGTGGGGATTATTTAGAACTAACAGAGCTCGAAAAACAACAAATCAAATCTGATTTGATTCATCTTCTTCTAACAAGAAAAGGTTCGAGATATTATTTGCCTGAATTTGGTACAAGGATATATGAGTTTTTGTTTGAACCTTTTGATGGTTTAACCTTTGATGCTATAGAAGCGGACATTAGAGATTCAGTTGAACTGTTTATGCCAAATTTATTAATTAATAGTTTAACTATTGAGCCGGCAGACCCACAAGAAGAAGTTGATATTGCGACTGGACAAAATTTGTCGGAACAAGTGAGTCTTCAATCTTCAGAGCTCCGGGTAAAGGAACATCAGAGTACACAGCTAAAATAAGACTTGATTATTCAACAAATGGTCAAACATTTGCACAGAGTGATTTTGTTATCATCAATATTTAATTTAGATGGCTAATCGTAAAATATCATATACATCACGTGATTTCCAAGCAATCAGAACTGATTTGTTAAATTACGTAAGAACTTATTATCCTGAACTCATACAAGATTTCAATGACGCGTCCGTGTTTTCTGTTTTCTTGGATTTAAATGCCGCGGTTGCTGACAACCTACATTATCATATTGATAGAAGTATTCAAGAGACGGTTTTACAATACGCTCAACAAAGGTCATCGATATACAACATTGCCAGAACTTACGGTCTAAAGTTACCTGGACAAAGACCATCCACTGCGTTGGTTGATTTTTCAATAACAGTACCAGCTTTCGGTGACAAAGAAGATGAGAGATACCTTGGTCAATTATTGAGAGGTTCCCAAGTGATTGGTGCTGGATTAGTATTTGAAAATGTTTATGACATAGATTTTGCTTCACCCTATAATGCTCAAGGATTCCCGAACAGACTAAAAATCCCAAATTTCAATGCCAACGGAGTTCTTTTGAACTACACAATTACAAAGAGGGAACTTGTGGTAAACGGTATTACAAAAGTTTTCAAAAAAGTTGTAACTCCGAGTGATGTTAGGCCATTCTTCGAGTTGTTCTTACCCGAAAAAAATGTTTTGGGTATTACAAGTGTTCTACTAAAAGACGGAACTGACTACACAAACATTCCAACAACTGCAGAATTTTTGGGATTGGAAAACAGATGGTATGAAGTTGATGCTTTAGCCGAGGACAGAATTTTTGTTGAAGACCCAACCAAAGTTTCAGACCAACCAGGAATCAAAGTCGGGAGATATATCCAAACAAGTAACAGATTTATTTCAGAATATACGGCAGAGGGGTTCAAGAAGTTGACATTCGGTGGAGGGACAAATACGGCACAAGATGCTTTGGATGAATTCACCACACTTGGTTTAACAATGGATATTCAAAAATACAGTAATAACGTTTCTTTGGGTAACACATTGAGTCCTAATTCTACACTTTTTATACAGTATAGAGTTGGTGGTGGATTAAGTTCAAACTTGGGTACTAACGTTATCAATCAAGTTGGAACTGTGAGTTTCTTT